TAACTCTTTAATCCTAATTCATCAAAGATGTACAAACTATTTGCATCACTAGCATTGTCAAATGCTTGCTGACCACTAGGTTCGCCGTAATCTAGTAAGCAAGTAACAAATACATCAGTATAGTTAGTGCCAGTTACGTGACGTGTTTCAATAAAATTACGTGTTGGATCTACGTTGTTGCTACTTCTATCGTCAACAACTTTTGTATATGTTTCGTTATATAAACTAGCATTACTGCCAGAGCTATTAGGAGTCAAGTATGTGATAATACCAGTGGGATCAATACTTGTTCCGCCATTGCCAAAGGACATTTGGTATATAAAACCTTGTCCGCTGTTTGCTAAACTCTGTGCTAATGCAATACTAATATTTTCGTAGTGAATTGCATTACGTTTGTTAATGAAAATTTCGCCAGATTGCGGATCATGAATTTTAATATGACCCTCTATGTGTACACCTGTGACTTCTTTACTCTGCATAGTAATCTCTCTTTATTCTATATTTAGCATAAATCATAATGTGCTAGTTTATTGTTATATTAACGCTCGGGCTAGGGAATATACCTAATCGAACATTCATAGATAGTGCCGCTGTAGTGCTCATTGTTATAGGCAATGTCGCTTGTCCGCTGTTAACTGTCATTGTACCAACTAAAGGAACGTTTACTACGGAGACAGAAAACGGATAAACATCGCCGGTAACAAACGACCATCTAGAGTTAACTCCGGTATGCACTTCAATTTTTGCCGGAGTATTTTCGTAAAATGTAGCTTCATAAATCATGTCAGGACTATTTGGATTGCCGCCTGAGGCAGCATTATGTCCCTCCCATCTAATTCTAAATGTTCTATTTGGAAATGATCCTTCAATCCCTTGATAAATTCGAAACGCTAGATTATCGTTAGCAGATATCATAATCTTAGGAAGAGCTGGAGTAGAATTTCCTAACTGTGCATATTCAGCTGAACCTGCACCAAATGTAATATAAGTATTAGTACCTATATAAACTACGCTATATGATTGATTTAAGTATGTTATACTAAAAGGTAACGTAACTGTCCAGTAGCCGTCATCAGCATTTCCATTAAATGGTAACCCATTAGGTACCGCTGGGGTTGATATTGTAAGTGCGGCAACTCCTAACAAATTATTTGTAATAATATTATGTACTGCTTCTGTAGAAGAAGTTGTAACAATTCTATTTCCGCTGTTTGGGCTGGTATCAAATAACGCAGTACCGATGACTTGAGTATCTGACGAGTATACTCCACTAAATCCAGATGGGGTTAGTGATGTACTGGCACCGCCAGTTGGCTTAGCTGTGATAAGATACTGTATTGCTGTTCCATCAGGCACATTAGAAGTGCTCAATGTAACTGTGGCTGTTTGACCGTTAGTTCTTGCGGCTTGATCTGTTGCCAGACTAAAAGTTGCTTGTTTATTAAAACTGTTAGTTGTATTTTTTCTAGGATAAACTTGCCCAGTAGGCGGCCTATGTTTTTCAATTGATGATGGAAACGGAGTTGAATAATAACCGCCAACTTCTGCTGTTGGATGGCGTGTTCCTCGTAATGTAAGCATTTGTATGTTACTTGTTGCATTAAATCCCGTACCTGCATCTTTTGAATCTTGAGCGCCGCCGTTAGTACTTAACACAGTTGAGGGGCTTGCATATTTTAAATATGCTCTTGCATCAGCTTGTGTCATTCTAGGATATTTTTCTGCAAGACAAGCAAGCACACCAGCAGTCTGTGGGCCGCTCATACTGGTGCCCGGACATTTTTTAAAATTATTATTAACTGTATCAGTTAGTCCAAGTGCCGCAACTCGAGGATCTGGGGTATTTGTGCTGTCGTATAAAGTATTATTTGCTGACCATATACTTTGTATTCCTGATCCGGGCGCCCAGCAATCAATACGAGGGCCGTAGTTGCTAAACTCTGCTTTATAATCACCTGTTTCAATGCCAGTTGAATCATAAATGCTAGCGCCAGACGATTCGTCATGCTGTCCAATTGCACCCGAACAAATAATTTTTGTGCCTTCAGTGCCGCCGTCGGCTGCTCCTGGGCTGCTACCTCTGTGAATGTAATATGTAAATCCGCCATATATCATGGTATTATCATAATCTAGGCCGCCAAGCATATCTTGGTAAAAATAACTATTGCCTGCACTTGCTACAATTATTACGCCTTCGGCCATTGCTTCGATCATATCGATATCAGTTGCAGTATTTCTTCCAGGAAATGCTCCGCCAATATTTAATCGAGCAATATTTTGTATAACGTTTGTATCCCATACACCATTTGTTGGAAAATATTCAACACCACGAATTGTTAGCTTAGTTATCCCACCTGTTGATAAGGATCCGCCGCGATACCCCCAGCTGTTATTCATTACCGTAGGATTTTTTACGCCGGTTAATGGATTGATTGGTTTGTTTTTATGAAACTCTCGTACATAGTCAATGCCGTTATTATATGTAAGGTTGTAAATGTTTGCATCTCGGGCCCATCCCTGCGTGTTACCTGCAACAGTTCCAGTAGTATGGGCGCCGTGTTGTTGCAATCTGTTACCTGGATAAGAATACACACCAGCGGTGCCGCCGGTAACTACTGGATTGTGTTGGAACCAATTATATTCTACCATTCGAGTATACCCGGTACCATCTGGATTTTGTTTATATTCTAATACTGTTGGATAAGGGCATCCGTCATCCATTATAACCACATCAACGTTTTTGCCGGAGCAATCTGCTAATACAGTTGCTGATTGATTAAGTGTACCGGCAACCCCCCAATTGTTAATATCAGTTGCTCTTAGACAACGTAATAATCCCCAATTGATATCAGTACTACTGCTTGTTACTGCTTTGTTGAATCGTGTAGAAGTTTGTTCAAAACTAAACGTGCCTTTAATTAATCCCTGGTCTGCAGGATTTAACTCAACTGCTAAGACTCTTGGATCATTAAGTACAACTGCGGCTTCGTCGTACGTCATTAGGTAATGAGTATTTCTACTAATTGGTCTACGATTAATACATTCTAGAGCCTTACTTGGTAATTTATTATACTGTCCGTGACCTTCTGTTTCCATATCGGCATAAAAATCGTCAGCATCAGTTATGTCTTTTAAACTGACAATATACTCTTTTAAACTTTGGTCATCGGGATTGCCAAGGTGTGGAATCGGATCTGCCATCTTATACCTCTAGTTGTACTAGTTTCATTGTTACTGTAATTGTCCCAGTGCTTCCGCTTCTATTAACTACTTTAATTTGTATATCGGTTGACGGGGATACTTCGTCACTAAATCCAAGTACTGCCGGGGAAAACAGTTGTGTTTGCGGCCCGGTGGTGATGATTTCTGCAAGAACTCCTGAACCAGGTACTGGATCAGTAGTAATTGTCCTACTGGCATCAGCGGTTCTGGCGGCTGATGACGCATACACAGTTATCCAAGCGGCAGCAGATGTTTGAATACTTAGTAGCATGTATCCTTTCCAGCCTGCTATTGTTATATTACCAGCGGCATTATTAGCTAATGACGCAGTAGTAGCACTAGATAAATTTCTAGAAACTAGGCCAGCACCACCGCCGCCCCCACTTGCTACTGATCCTGGAACCCATTGACTTGTTCCTGAGTTCCATACAAGTGCTTGACCTGAAGAAGGAGCAATTGATGTTGTATCAACATCACTAAGTGCATTAATACTTGTTGCAGAGTATGCGGCTGGAACGTCAGGCCTATTATATAAATCGTTATAGTTACCGCTGAAGATGCTTGGTTTATTTTTTATAAACGCTAACGAAACATTGTTGTTTTCGCTCCAGTCGCTTTGTATTTGCGCTACAGGTATTGCTGGTTTATTTTTAATAAAATCAAGAGAACCAGAGTCTGCTTGTGTCCAGTTGCTTTGAATCTGCGCGGCTGGAATTGTTGGTTTGTTCTTTATATGATCTAATGCTAAATTATTAGATTGTGTCCAGTCACTTTGAATTTGTGCGGATGGAATTGTTGGGCGACCAGTTAAATCAGAATATGCTCCGGTAGTTGCAACTGTTTTTAAATCAGGCAACCCAGTTAAGTCAATGTATGCACCACTAAACGGTGTTGCTACTGAAATCGTACCATTAGAAATATTAATATTGTTACCAATCTTAACACCCCCAATTACCGAGCCGGTTGCAGTTGGCAGTGTATAAGGAATTGCGCTTATCTCTCCGTCATATACATTTAATCCTGATCCAACAGTCACTCCGCCCAATACTATTGGAGTTGCTTTAGGAAGAGTGTATCCGCCCGGATTAGCACTTAGTACACCATCATTAGTAATGCTAAGATTAGTACCAACTTTAATCCCACCTAGAATATTTGTGGCGGCGTTTGGCAGTACATAGGATTGTCCGGATATTACTCCGTTGTTTACTGTAATGCCGTTGCCAACTTTTACTACTCCAAATTCAATCTCAGATGCTAACTTTGCAGTAATTTGCACATCTCCTGATCGACTACTAGTAATAAGTCCTGTACCCGGAACAATACTTGATACAAGTGCTGGTGCGCTGCCGTCACTTGCGCCTAATGCGGTGTAAATCTCGTTGAAATTATCGTTAATTTTTTGAGCGCCGCTTCGGATGGCATCACCGGTTCCGTCGTTTATTATTGCGCCAACATTAATTACTTGCTTTGCCATGTATTATCCTTGATCGAATGTTATCGAATTATTATCAAATGTTCCGCCAACACTGTCAAATGTAGACGGTACACCGGTCTTGTTCTCATATTTACCAATACTTGTGTACCAAATTCCGGGTGCTGCCTTTAGGAACTTGGCGATCTTACTAGTATCGTCTAAAATGCTTGTTGTGCTATCCCATGCCACGCCGTTGCGTTTGATTACAGTTACCCGTGTACCAAAATCAAGTTTGTTTGTTAGTCGCAACTGGTTAGTAATACCGTCAACAGCAAATTCTGCATCTAGTAACACATCGCCCGCCGGGCTTTCGGCAGCTTGATTAACATTATATACAGTATATGGTTTCTTCTTCAATCTAATATTTCCGACAAAGAACACCCAGTTAGCCTTATCAGTATTAAACAATTTAGAACTTGTATGCTCAGTAATACAACGATAAGTGTAACTACCAACCTCAACAATGTTGTCAATCTTATAAGTAACGCCAGGTGTTGTATCAGTTGCAGGTACCCACGGTAACGAAGCATAGCCTCCAACAAATACTTCTATCTCATCAGCCTGTCCGTAGGTTGCAGGAATTACAGTATATAATTCCCAATAACTGATGTTTGTAGGAATTTTAAGAGTATTGACTAATTTTGCAGACGCTACAATTGATTGTATACACTTGTAATATAAATTATTATACACAACAACATCTTTTGCAGAGTAGGTTGTCATAGAATTAAAATTACCTCTCAAAGTTAATCCAAAATCAGCAAACCAAGAAATTGTATTGTCTACTTTAGCTGGCACAAATGTTAACGGAACAATGTTAGTGCCATCACTCTTTACTTGCTCAGTCACTACAGTTTCAATATATGGCAATGTTTCACTTGCACCAATTTCTTGCACAAATGCACCAATTTTATGTAACTTAGGAGTACCTGTACCTAGTGTGCCGCGGCGTAATTGTCCAAGTAGATATGTTGTGTTAGGCCCTACTACCTTAGGTATAAGTGTAAAGAACTCAATACGCTCTCCGCGTATTTCAATAATGCCCGGTTTGTTATTTGCAATACTTGGAGCATCAAAGTTACTTGCATCTAGCACTTCAATAGAAGTATCTATGTATTTTAAATCTGTTACTAATACTGTTTGTTTATTTGCATTTAAACGTTTAAAGTGTAGACGATTTAACATGTCTTTAAACTGCATATAAGAAATACCGCTACTTGAAACTGAACCGCCAAAGGTAACAATATTAAATTCATCCTCAGGATCTGGATACAGTGCCAATGTAAGACTTAATTTATTTTCATTTAGTTTAAAATCAATACTAGGTGTTAACAGTATGCCGTTTTTATATAACCAAACGTAATTATCGTCAAGCACTGCCCTATCAAGTTGTATTACCCCACCAGCAACACCACGATAGTTATAGAACGCGGTAGTGTCAGGAGTGATACTTAGTTTAGAAGTTACATTTACTGCGGTAGCTTGAATATCTAAAATATCATGTTTATAT